TCACCTCTCCTAGATACATCCAGCGGTAGTAGTCAGGGTCAGTCTCTTTGTACCTGGCTATCTTGGCTTTCATCTGCTTAGACAAAAAGCCTAGCTTGTCATCAAGATAGGTGCTGTGATGTATGAGATAGGTGGGGTCACCCGCTTTCTCTGCTACCCACTCATTTATCCAATCATAAGGGTTGCGTGGTGGGTTGTAGGTGAAATAGACCTTGACCTCTTTGCCGTTTGGCAATTCTTGACGGATAAAGGTATCTTCAACTATGTCAATGTCCTCACGTCCTGCAAACTCTGCCAGTTCCTCAAACCAGACAGCCATGACATAACCTTTAGCTATCTTCTGTGATTTGAGTTTCATGGGGTCGTCTACACCGTAGAAATAGAACGCTGTTCCCGTCTTCTTGTGGGTGATTTGTAGCGGCGACTTACCAAAGTGAAACTGATTAGCTAGCCCCATTTCATAGATCGCCCATCTTATCTGTTCGTAGACAGACATTCTCAGGTACTTACCAACCTTGCGTAGTACTACCACATTACCTAGAGGGTCACTGATAAAGCTGTTCACTAGGTCAATAGACACTACAGAGGACTTAGTAGAGGCACGCCCACCTTTCAGCACTACATGGCTCTTGAGGGTGTAGAGTACGTTGTCAAAGACTGGGTTAATCAGTTTGGCTAGGTTCAGTATCGCCATTGTACTCACTCCTATCAAATGTAAATCCAGTAATGACTGTGTCATCCTCATCATTAGAGCCTAGCTGAGCTTTGAGATTATCAATTCGCAAGCGTTGCTCCTCTGTTACAAGTGGTGACCGTGTCAACTCATCATAGGTCTTAATCATACCTTTAAGCTCTGACTGTGCCCTTGCTATTGCAGCTAGAGCTTTGCTTTGCTTATCCCATGCTGTATGATGTTCATAGCCTGTGCCAGCCTTCCCTGTGCTTGTGACAAAGGTGCTGGTATCTTCTATATCACGGACAAATAAAATACGCTGAGCATGCAGTAGATTAGCATAGGTCAGCGTTATATTTTCCCAGAGTATATCTATAGGGGTCATGGTTTCAACCTCATCTATCAAGTCAGAAATGCCCTCCGGGAGGTATTTTCTCCTGAGTCCATGCTTGACAGCGTTGGTATTCCCTTTAGGGGCTCCATGCCCCACAGCGTTCTTATTTCCTTTAGGAGCACCCCTTGTCTTTTTGGAGCGTTCCGTATTTTTCTTTTGGAGCGCTCCTTTTACTTTAGGCTCCCATTGGTCTTTACTTTTCCAACCTCGGACAGTGCCAGCTGAAACACCCAAACGCTCAGCAATCTCAACCAGTTCAATGTTTCCATTGTGTTCTGAATAGATTTCAAATGCTTTGTCTCGGTTGGGGTCTCTTGCTCTACCCAAGCCTCAACCTCCTTATCTTGTTTGTTTGGACAAAAAGAAAAGGGCAGACACTTCATAGGTGCCTTACCCTTAATTCTTGATACTACCATTCTAGCATAATATCAAAACTGTGCTAACAAGTATTGATTTGTTCAGTACGGTTTTGTAAAGTTCAGTTTAGTTCCATTTTTCCAAAACATCATTCAACTCACAAATAGCTGTATTCCTCCAAGTATAGAAAGTGGTTCTACTGATACCCATTTTGTCACAAACATCATCAACATACATCTTAGTAATGTAAGTCATTCTGAGGACTGACCTGCTCTTTGGATTTTTCAGCTTGTTAATCAACCTACCAAGTTCAAGTTTCCTGTCAATAGCTTCCTTGGCATCTTGCTCTATTGCCTTTTTCATCACAATAAGCTGAGTATAGACATCATCAACCTTTTTGGCTTGACCGCCTTTAACCTTGTCTGCTGTCCACTTGGGGCTTGAGAGCAAACCTGCCTCAAGCTCATTGATTTCATCTATACGGCTTTGAATGTCCATATCAAGATTTTGTAGCTCATTTAGGATCTCTTTAGCCTTGTTCACTCTCCGTCTCCTTTTTGTAGTATAATAGTCGTTGTGATATGACTATTAGCTGAGGTAGAGAATGCCTTGGCTTTTTTTAGTACTGATTAAGGATTTTTGCAACTTCAATTAGCTGCAACGGCACTAGGTCTCATTTTTTACCTCACAAAAGTCAATTTCATCAAGTTTTAACTGATACAATTTACCACCAAAACGACAAACTGCAACTGGATATGAAACCTGTCCAGCTTTATAACCACCAACCATGGGGCTATCTCCATGAGTATAAGAATATTGAAATACTCCAATAAAATAGGCTCTTTCCCAATATTTACCTATTTTCGCCAAGCAATCCTCTTGAGTTTCTTTCATCTTAACTTCCTCGCCCCCTCAAATAGCTGGGAATATCATCCCCAACATTCACGCTGTCATATTGTTCCTTGCTCACTAGGAATTTCCCGTAAGCACCGCAATCAAGCGTGTAGAGTTTCCCGACCATAGATTTTCCAGTGACCTTGCCATGTAATTCAACGGCATTATCAGCCTTATGGATAACCACTGTCTCGATAGGTCGGTTGACCACTCGTAGAACAGTGGTAATGTTAATTGCTAGCGACACCACTAGCAGAATCGTTGCGACTGCCAGCTCATTATAAATCCTCTTCTTTGACGAATGTTCCATTTACCATCTTTCCCTTTCTGTTTTTAATCTCATCATACGCAATACCGAGACACTCAGTCACATCTAGGTCTAGTTGGTGTGCTAGCACGATAATTGTTACTAGCGTGTCTCCGATTGCATCTTTGAGTGCTGCTTGCGGTTCCGTGAATTTAGTCGGTTTCAAGAGTACGTCCCGAATCTCTCCGACTTCCTCAGTGATACGCATCCACTGAATATTTGGGTCAGCTTGCTTTAATCCACGGCTGTCTGCCCACTTGTTGATTTTAGTAATTAGGTTATTCATCCGCTACCTCCTTCACTTCCACGCCTTCACAAGAGAATACCCAGCCGAAGCCGTTTGATTCAAGCTCTTTGCGGGTGTGGTGTGCTCGAAATCTTTCAAGTTCTGTTTTCGATGCAAAAAGCCATTTTTGAGTTTTTGTATCTCGATTGAGGTATTTACTGTATCCACCAACCCCTTTAATTCGAACCGTGTACCGTTTTTCTTTCTCCACCTCATACCCAAATTGGTGCATGTTGGCAAGGGTTGTGATAGCTCCGTTTTCATAAGCCTTGTACATCCAACGTTTGAAATCATTCTGGACTACTTCATCCCAATTTACCAGATATTCCCAAATAGCTTCGTTTAAAATGTCCTTATGGCCCTCATACCAATCCGCCACGTACTGCGGCACTACTGGTTTAGGGAAGAACGAATCATATAAGTCTTCTGCGTAAGATACCGAGATGCGTGCTACCTTAGATAATTTCTGTACTGCTTCATCCTTGTTCATCATCGTCAATTTCCTCCATCCATACAGTGGCATTCACTGCCACGCTTAACTTTTTCAAGGCTTCAACGTGTTTCAGTGCCTTGTTCTTATCTGTGAAATAGCACTCCTTAACATCATCCATTGTGCGTGCTACTCGTACTATCCATCGCATTCGACTAGCTCCACTGTGTACATCCTTGAATTACGATATTTAACACCTCGTAAGCGGTGCAGCTCGTTGATAGCGTCGTTCTTGTTGCTAAAAATATGCTCACTGACTGGCATATTGTCGTAGTACACGATAACTTTGTATTTCATAACTTGACCAATCTCGTTCCGTTCTCCGATGTTCTACGAGCATACGTTGGCGTCCCGTAGTGACTAACACTATTTACTGACACACCCAATTGTTCAGCGATTTCACGTTTAGTTCCCATCGCTAGGAGCTCTTCACCTTTATATAATGCATATTCCTTCACTTGCATAATTCCATCATCCTCGTTAGTAATTCTCCATCCGGTAACTGCTCCAGCGTTAGAATACGATTGAGTTTTTTTGCATTGATTCCTAACTTGATTGCCACTGCACCTTTCTTTTGATGCGTGATATAAAACCAGTGTCTAAAATACTCTACACGTTCTAACACCGTTACCGATTTATCGTATGGCTTTGGTGCATATTTAATGCCAGCCATGCGATCAGTCCACCGTTTTACCATTATTTGTACCCGAGACCTCTCTGGCCTTCTCATCTAGAAAATCCCAGATAATATGAAATTGATTTTTGACTAAAGTATCGTTATTGTATTTTTCGCAGACCTTGGCAATAGAGACAGCTACCCAATCCCAGTATGCAGGGGTATTAAAACCGACCTGCTGCATCACTTGGTTGTTCTCTCTCATCCAATTCGGAACTTCAGTCTCAAAAAAATTAATATAATTCATAGCTCTTCCACCTTGACATATATTCCAACAGTGTCTGACCAAAACTTCTCAGCAATCTCACTGGCGACTTGAGCATCATCTTTCCAATACTCAAGATCAGTCATACAATCCTTTAGAAGCTTTTGCAGATTATCTGTATCTGGTTTAGTAGTCTTGTATTGACCATGAGTCGCTTTTTTGATTTTAGGAAATAGCCATTTCACCGTTAGACGTATAGGCCCTTCAATTTTTTCGTTTGGTGTGTATGGAGCAAGCAAGGTTGTAAATAAGTTTCTAGCTTCTTTCAACTTTTGAGGCTCATAGAATTTTGGTTTACCATTCACCACAGCGACTTGTTTCTGTTGGTGTGTCGTAGTTGGGATTTTTTTCATTGGCAAGAAAAATTCAATCATCGTAATCCACGCCCTTCCACTGACCAGTTTCTGAATTGTAGACAATGTAACCAGCTGATCCTATTCTTCCCCCGGCAAGGTGTGATAGAGCGGTGGCATAGTCTTCGCAACTAATAATTTTTCAGAACGTCGTTTTTGTTTTTTGTTTTTACTTCCGGCAGTACGTCCCATTTTTATTTTTTCCTTTCTTTTTTCCACGCGCCTAAGTTCAGAGTGAAGGACAGGGTTACAGGGTTACATGGGGGAGTCTTGGGACCCCCATGTTCCTGTACCTGTTCTTCTGAACTCTCAGGGACATTTCCCAATTATCTACACTACCGAGTAGTTAGATAATCTGTCCCTGGTTTTGTCCCTGAGTTCTCGGGTTTGTCCATAGAGTCTCTAAACCGCATGGTTGTGGGATTTCCTAGGGACATTCTCGGGTTTGTCCTTGTCCCTAGAGACACCTCAGGGACACAGGGACATTCTCGGGTTTGTCCCTCGGGGACAGGGACATTCCCGAAGTTGTCCCTCGGGTTTGTCCCTCGGGTTTGTCCTTGTCCCTGAAAATGTCCCTGGCTATTTTTTAGGCAAAATTTGGTTGTTTTTCACCTCAAAATCGCCATTATTTTTCACCCATCTTCTGATGGTTTTCTCACTAACTGACTTATCTTCTGTTGAGAAATATTCCACTACGTCGTTCAATTCTACCGGAGTTATTCCGTCAAATAATACTTGCATGGCCGTTGTGAATTTTTCGTCAGCAGTTTTCTTTTTCGATTCATTACCTTTTTTACTATCAAGGTTTTTCTTCCAGCTTGGTGCTGCATCTTCCAATTGGATATCAGCTAGCACTCCAGTAGTATCCACTTCATGAACTGGATAGCTGAACCACATATTAACAGGGGCAAATTTGGCGAACTCACGAAGGGTTCCTTCAACTCGCCAAGCAGTTGCAATCTTAATGCTATGGGCCGTCGTCTTGACCTCGTCAAGGTAAGGCTTGCGTTTCATAACATCAGGAATTGCTTTGTCAAAATGTTGTTGCATTTGATAGCGACTTTCCAGATCGTCAAGACTGACATTCTGTTGGTAATAATCGTTAGCCTGTTCTTGCAAGGCTCTTTGGTAAATCTTAGCCGTTGCTTTTTCAGTCCGAGCTTTAACGAGGTCTTCGTTAAGGTCTAGCTCGACTAAATCAACCAGAGCGTCAGGGTCTCTGGCAAATACCCCAGAACCACTAGCACGGTCCATGGACTTCTTACCACCTTGAGAACCTTTCGAGTGATGATGGCAGTAGATTACAGCACACCCTAGCTCAGTAGCTACCTTATCAAACTGATTGGTAAAATGTGCCATTTGATCCGCTGAGTTCTCGTCACCAGTCAGGACCTTATATATAGGGTCGATAATAACCGCTTGGTAATTCTTTTTCAGCGACCGCCTAATGAGTTTCGGGGCCAGCTTATCCATTGGCACTGTCTTCCCACGGAGATTCCAGATATCGATATTGCCAACGCTTGCTGGAGGTAAATTCATAGCATCGTAGACGTCTTTAAAGCGGTGAAGGGCTGACGGCCTATCCAGCTCTAAGTTGACGTAGAGGACTTTCCCTTGTTCGCACTGCCAACCGAGCCACTTGTGCCCCTCTGCAATAGCGATTGATAACTCTATGAGAGCAAACGACTTACCAGCTTTTGACGGCCCTGCAATCAGCATCTTATGGCCCTGACGCAACACACCGTGGATGAGTTCTGGGGCTAAATCTGGAAGGTGGTCCCACTCGTCTGCTAGTGTTTCAGGATCAGGAAGGTCGTCATTTAAATCTTCAACCCATTGATACCATTCTTCGTAGTTAGCTTTTCCAAGATTGGTGTCAATCAAGAATTGCTTATGGCCATTTCGGATAACTCCAGGCATGCGAGAAAGTCGACTTGGATTACGGTTTTGGGTGTCAATATCAAGCCCGTTTTTCTTACAAATCTGATAAATGTAATCTACACGTTTTCGATATTCTTGGTAGTCTCTAGCATCCACTCGTACCACTGCATGTAGGGACTTGTGTCCAGAGTGTACCAGTGTCGCAATAGGCAGCTCTAACTCTTTAAATAGAGCGTATTGTTTCCCAAGCTCCATGCTGTCTGATTCTACTAAAGCGTATCTAAAATCAGTGACGTTATCATTCTTGACACCCTTCCCATCCAAGGGGTTAAAGCGAATCCAGGCACCAGCTTCTTCCTTGTAGTCTCCGAAGACTGCGCCAATATCATCACCATTACTCTGAAGTTCTTTGATAAGCTCTCCGGCAGTCCTGTCGTAATTGCCTTGGGTTGGCTTATAGATTGGCCCATTCTCTGTTTCAATCGGATAAGTTGAAGTGACATAACCAACAAGGTCGGTCATTTCAAACAACGTTTCGATGTATTTGACAAGATCTTGGACTGGATGCCAATTAATCGGTTCTCGGATTTCCTTTGATTCGACCCAGTTCTTATCTACGATTTGATAATCACGGTCGATTGTAGAATCCCAGTCGAGCTCATAGCTTTTACCCGACTTATTCATTGCTTCCCAGCCGTTATCTTTCGCCATTTGTGTAATAGTCGCGCCAGTAACGGCACCCCCTCCGTCGTATTGGAAGGTATCCCATTTACTGAAGCACTCGCCTTTTTTATAGCGGCTATCAGATTGAGACCAAGTATCCCAATCCATTGCCGTGTAGCCCTCTTGTTTTAGGGCCATTCCTACGTTTACCCACTCTTGATAAGACAATGTAGAAGGGTCAATATAATCTAAGAGTGGGATTAAATCAAAAGTACCTTCTGACATTTAATCTCCTTTATTCTGGTTGGTATGTAGCTGGAATGATTCCTTTTGGCATTCTCCATCCGCTCGCAGCGATTCGGTTAATCAAATTGCTAGCATCTTCAAATTTCCACATTCCGACATTGCGGAAGCCACGACCTTCGAGCAATCGTATTTGTTTTGGTGTGGTCAACCCACTGTCTTTGCGTTTGTTTAAGCGATCTAGTAGTTTACCAGCTTTACCCGCGTTGCCGATTTCTTCTGTATAAATACCAAATTTCTCAAGCGCTTTAAGCTGTTTTTCTGAAGGAGGAGCCATCTCCCAACCAAACGATGGAACGTAGTCCGCTAAATCTTCAGCTTGGATAGACATTTCAAATTGAAGTGGGTCCACTAACTTACGCTTCTTACGGCGCTGTTCAGCCAATTGCTTTGCAAGTGCTTCTTCACGTTCAGCAACGACATCCTTGCTAGCTTGCTCTTCAGCGTCCAGCAGACTGAACTCAACCTCAGTATCTTCAGCCATGTTTTCGGTCATCTTTTTGGCAACTTCTGGACTGCTAGCGATTAAGTGCGCTGGCCTACAAAGTTCGTGACGTTCAGTGTGCCATAGGAAATCGAGTAGTAATAGATTCTCCTTCCCTGGAGCGAGACGTGTTCCACGACCCACCATTTGACTATACAGAGCACGGACCTTTGTTGGCCTTAACACAACCACGCAGTCTACTGTTGGGCAATCCCAACCCTCAGTTAATAGCATCGAGTTACACAGAACATTGTATTTATCCTTGTCGAAATCCTCTAAAATATCTGCACGGTCTTTGGACTCTCCATTAACCTCAGCCGCCTTAAATCCTTTGGCGTTAAGGATATCACGGAATTTCTGCGAAGTCTTAACCAGAGGCAAGAAAACAACAGTTTTTCTATCCATGCACTGTTTTACCATCTCATCCGCAATCTGTTCGAGGTAAGGGTCTAGGGCTGTTCCGATTTCACTGGCTTTGAAATCACCACCTTGTTGACTGACTGTTGACAAGTCAAGTTCAAGAGGGATTGTAATAGCTGTGATTTTCGATAGATACCCTGATTTAATCGCATCAACTAATGGATACTCATAAGCTAAACTATCGAAATAGCTGCCTAGATTTCGCATATCGCCACGGTCTGGCGTGGCCGTGACACCTAAAACGTTAGCTTCACCGAAGTGCTCTAGCACACGCTGATAACCGTCTGATATAGCGTGGTGAGCCTCGTCGATGACAATAGTATCGAAGTGATTAGGCGGGAACTGACTGAGTCGCTTCTCACGCTGCATAGTCTGCACCGAACCGACGACAACACGAAACCATGAGCCGATTGAAGTATTTTCAGCTTTTTCTAGCGCCGTTCCTAATCCTGTAGCAGTCATTAATTTATCACTGGCTTGTTCCAAAAGTTCTGAACGATGAGCGAGAACAAGGACACGTTCTCCCATCTTGACACGATCTTCTATAATTTTTGAAAAGACAATGGTCTTACCACAGCCAGTGGGTAGGACAAGTAGCGTGCGCTTCCTGCCCTCCTTCCACTCTTGCTGTACCTTAACCCTTGCCTCTTCTTGGTAAGGTCTAAGTTGCATTAGAATCCTCCGAATCCACCACCGTTAGGTGCTTGTTGAGGTTGTTGAGGTTGTTGAGGTTGTTGATATCCTTGGTTTTGTTGAGGTGCCGCTTGGTAGTTGGGCGCTTGCTGTTGTGGAGCTTGTTGCCCACCTCCTCGAGCGACATTAGCGTTCAATACCTTAGTCCAATCCACACTATCAGCATAAATCATTTGTTTAACGTCATTGTAAACATTATCCTTATAGGTCCGATTCCCTACACGGCAAACACCGGTTGATCCTACAACTGTATTCCAGTTCATTTGAAGAGGTTCGCCATGTTTCTTTTTGCCAATGGCACCAAAGAATGCTGATAGCATGCCTTCTGTCGAAGAGTGTAGGAATAAGTTATGAGTCATTGTGGCAAGACCTTCATCAGTCTCTACTTGTAGAGTGATGATCGCTTTGTTACACGCTGGAAGTTTCCCAGGATTTTGGGGGTTGGGAGTGTGACGACCACGTTCGAAGTTTGTTACAGTGAAAACATAATCACCGGGAGTTAGTGTGATAAACTCCTTGCTGTCCTCTTGGATAGTATCATCCCATCCGAATTCACGTTCAAAGTTATTGTTATAAGTCATGTATAAAATCCTTTTCTATCAAGCCAAAATAGTGATATTATCTTTACCTTTTAGTCCTGTTTTGAGGTAGTTAGCGATGTTTTTAATAGCTTCTAGTTTCCATTTGCCGCCGTCTGCTTCAAAAAGAGCAAGTTCAGCTTCTTTGTTGATGCGGAGCACAAATTGACTAGATGGCTGTGCGACTTCTGTAAATGTACGATATGGACGTAATGTCACTGGGTTTGGTGCAGTTGCTTTTGCAAGACTAGCTACCCCTGATTTCACAGTAGTAGTCTGGTTGATACCGTTATCCACGATGTCAGCGCCGTTTTCGACTTTTAGAGCACTTGCGAATTCAAGCACAAGCTGACGGTCATCATCATTAATAAACGTAGACTGTAGCATGATGTTGAACTGTTCTTGGTCATTCCACTGGTTCAATCGAATAGATGGCGTATAAGCTACCACAGAGACAAGTTGTGGCCGTCTTCCATATTCCCAATCAACCTGATCATAGACGGCGACATTTTCAGGGCTTTCCACCACAATGATTTTTTTAGATGCACTAATAGCGTCATTACCTGATTTGAGGTAATCGATAAGACTGTCGAGGGTGCATAATTGAAGCATTGGTGCGACTTTTCGAGGGTTTACCTCTTGAAGGTTGAATTGATCTGCATTGTAGTAGTGCTTGTCGCCAACTTGAATGGTTTTGCCACCACGTTCAGCGAGTTCTACACTGTATTCGAGAGCTTCTTTGATGTTTTCTGCCATGCTTAATTACCTGCTTTCTTTTGTTTGTTAAAGTCAATAACATCGTTGTTGATACCTTTGTCGATGTCTTCAATTGGCTCACCAATATCTGTGCGAAGAGTCGCTTGGTCGTCAAAATATGTCTGACCAGGCATGTTGCTCTTAAGTTCGTTTGCATAGACTTGACTACCTTCTTGCCCAATGAGGACTGTGGTGGCAACTGCTTTTTGAGGTGCAAGAGTTGACTTGACTTCCATTGCAGTAGCTACCGTTTGACGTGTATCGTCTGGCTTCATTGTCAAAGTGATAGCAAGTTTACGAGCTGTCTTAGTCTCAGTGTTTGGATCTAAGATGTTAGCGATGACTCTTTCAAGTTCTTTATCGACTTTCTCTTGAAGACCACCATCACCGATTTGTGATAGGTCTAATTTGATAGTTTTATCTGACATGATTTCCTCCTAAAATTCTGATCCACGGATTTCTTTTACCATTTCAAAGACACGGTCCCAAGTAGCTACTAGAGCCCCGTCGATGAATGATTTGTCGTACATTGATATAGGTGTTTCAATAGGGTAGTAACCTTTAGAGGCCACAGCCTGTTGAAGTTCTTGTTCAGTGACCTGATTAGCAATCATTAGGTCACGGAGAGCTGGCTCAATGAATGGAGCGGGCTCTTGATAAGCTCCACGTTCCACTGGTGCAGGGTTGACCGGCTCTTGTGGTTCTGGAGTTTGTGTTTGAGTAGGCGTTTCTTTCGCAGGCACTGAAGTTGGTTCCTTAGGTGCCGGCGGTGGAGTCTGTACCTCTACTGGTTGTTGTGCAGTTTGGACATTATTGAAGATATGAGCAATTCCAGCGTAGTCTAGTGGTAGTTTATTAGGCAGATTGTGACGATTCTTGGCATCCCACGCCGGATGATGTTGTGTATACATGACACGTTGTCCACCTTGTGCCTTCGACTTCTTGGATTTTTCATCAGTCATTACGATTGTTTCGTAGTTACAGAATAGAACCATGTCGGCCCACTCTTTAACCAACGGAGCTGTCTGTGAGCTTGTTTTTTTCCCAAGCTTGAGCTCGTAACGGTCATAGCTACCCATTTCATCCGGTTGAGTGAAGGTCTTGATCTGAGCATGGGCAGTCAGTACGACATTGATACCAAGGTCAATCAATTCGCTTAGACTGTTTAGGAAACGACCGATTTCTTCACGGACGTAGGTATACCCATTGCCCCAACCAAAATCTTCGATTCCTTTTTTGCCGTGCTGAGCACACACAGATTCAACTGCTAACGACTCGGCCCAATCGATTGTATCGACTACCAGAGTCTTACACGAGTCTGGATTTGCTTTGATGAAAGCAATCTCGTTCATCAACATAGTCCAGCTTGACGGTTTATCCAATCTAGCTACATCCATATTGTCTGTAGAGCCTTCCGTGTCGATAAACACAGGGTCTGGAAACTGAGCTGCAAAACTTGATTTCCCGATACCTTCAGGGCCGTAGATAACAACCTTTTGAGCTCTGGCTTTAATACCTCTTGTGATTTGCATTAAAATCCTCCTTGCCATGATGGCGTTGTTGATGGTTCAGGTTGAGCTTCAACTGTTGGTTGATGCGTCTTATTATCGAGACTATAGCCGTCTTCGATGATAATTGAGCATTCATCACCAGTCGATACTCTCGTTGCAATAGCTTGGAGCCCCTCATCCTCAAGCCATTTTCCAAATTGATCCAGTGTGTTTTGGTCCATTTGTTCGAGCTTGTCGATTAAAACGAAGCCACAATCTGGTTTTAGTTTTCGGACAATTGCGGTCGCTACCATGAGTTGTTGAGAACCTGACATGTTATCCCATTCTTGACCGAGATAGAGAAGTTTGCCATCGTTGACAGATAGTCCTTCGAGTGGTAAGTCAGCATTGGTTAACAAGTTACGTTTACTTTTACGAACATCTTCGATTTGAACAGACAACTTGTTATACTGCTCACGTTGAGCCTTGGCATCCTCTTCCGCTTTATCCTTGTCCAAGTTAGCACGGACTTTAAGGTTAATCTGTTCGATGTTAGCAATATTGCTTTCGATTTCTTCTGTAGATTCATCGATAAGGTCAATCGTTAAGTCGGTAGCGATTTGAAGGTCGTTTTCAAGAGCTTCCAATTCTGATCGAGCTGCCTTCAACTGTTCTGACAAGCGGTTAACTTCAGCAAGTTTGCCTTCGTAGGCAGTTTTAATCTGCTGAGCGTTTTGACGTTTGCGAGCATTCTCTCCATTTTTTGCTAGCACTTCTTGCTGTTCTGCAATCAGGTCTGCAATGGAAATCAACTCTTTCGGCGCGTCTGGATAATAGGTCTGTTCTTTTGCGAACTTCTCCTTCTGGTCAGCAATTACACCGATAGCATGGCGCTGGTCATATAACTGCTTCTCTTTGATTTCTAATTCGGCTAATTGAGGACCAACCCCGATAATTTGCAAAAGGATGTCAGCTTTCTCTTTAGCTGTGCTATCCATAAATTTCGGGAGGTTGATGGCCAATTCCTCAACGAAACTATCAAGAAGTTGTTGACCTCCTTTATTACCGTTCGGATCAATTACTTTCAGAGAACTATTCTTCCCTTTTCTCTCAACAATCAATCCATTTGACATGGTAATTTTAAGAGAAGGAGGAACGACAGAACCTTCACGAGCTGCCTTGCTAGGTTTAAATCGATTTCCACCCAATGCCCAAGCAATAGAATCTAACACGCTTGTTTTACCTTGGTTGTTATTTCCACCAATTACTGTGAGGCCGGTAGGTGATGGCTCAACCTTGACTGCTTTGATTCGTTTAACGTTTTCGATTTCTAACTTATTTATTGCGATGCTCATTCACTTAATCCTCTTTTTCATTGCGTTTCTTAAATCCAAGAGTTAGCCCAGTGATACCAGCTGCAATCACCACAAGACCTAATGTGCTAGCAATTCCTTCCTTCTCCCCAGTGTTAGGGAGAACACCACCGTAAACGGTTGTTTTAGATGTCTCTTTGCTTGCTGGTGTGAAGTTATAAGATACTGCGGCAGATTGTACCACTTTTTCTTTTGGCACTTCTACGGGCTTGCTTGGCACCTCTTTCGGTGTCACTGGTTTTTCTGGCTCTACTGGAATTTCAAGCTCTGGCAAGTCCAAGACAGGAGCATCGTTCGGAACTACCCCACCTTCAAACGGTGGGAGTTCACGAACTTCTGGAATTCCCGGAATACCGCCTTGGAATTCTGGTTTATAATGAATAGGCGCTTCATTTGGTACTGTGCCTCCGTTCCATTCTGGCTTGTCGTAAACTGGAGCGTCATTTGGAACCGTACCGATAGGTTCGGTATATTCCGGTAACTCTCTAACCTCAGGAATACCAGGGATGCCGCCGTTAAATTCAGGAATGTCAACTTTTGGAGCTTCACGAGGAATCTCAAACATTGGCTCTGGCTTGTTCTCACCGCTGGCGTCTCCCTTTCCTCCTACGAGTTGCACATAACTATACGAAGTAGCTCCATCTGTTTCTGCTTTCAACTCAATTTTGTTAGTTGGGTTAACTGAGTCCTTAACAGCATTAACAAGCTTAGTCTTATAGTTGATGTAGATCATGTGATCCAAGCGATCCATCTTGATAGTAAAGCCACGATCTGACTTACTGATAGACTTAACTAAGTCCATAGCTGAACCTTTGTCAATCCAAGGATCAACACTTTCAATATTTTTGACTTCGAAATAGTTATCAACCAGCTTTTGGTTTTCACTCATTTCATCAATGATTGTCACATAGTTGAGCACTCTCTTAGCGTAATTAACACGAGCTGTCCAATTAATAACAGTAGGATCTTCTTTGTCTTGACTTCCCCATTTAGAAATGAGTTCGTCTTTACCAATTTCCTGCTCCTTACCAATGTTGGCAGTTACTACCGTTCCATTAAAAGTGACATTTACTGGCTTACCCGATACAACTTTATCTGTCCAGCTTGCATCTAGTTTCAGACTCATGATTTTGTTGAGAGGGTGTGTCTTGAAATAGTCATTGAATACAGTCGTCACCTTGTTAGCTGAGGCGTCTGCTGTAGCCTTACCGACTACGGCATTTTCAGGGTTATGCACATCGAACTCGTAAGAGGTTTGGAATTTCACTTCTTCAGGCAGGTCAAAGGTTACTTTGTCACCCTCATTGACTTGGATATCGTCTGGAATGTGGATATCTTTGTATTCAACATTGAATGGTGAGTATTTACCAGTGCCGTTAGGGAATGTCACCTCAACATTGGGATTCTCAACGTTGATTGTGTCGCCTTCTTTAGCAACCGTGGTAGGTGCAGCTTCTGTAGTTGTTGCTGGTGCTTCAATAGGTTGCGCTTCTACTGGAGCTGGTGGAGTAAATACCGTTGGAGCACTTTCTACTGGTGCTACTGTTTCAGACGGTGTAACAGTCACGTTCCCAGCATTGTCTGCGGTATAGACATTAGCAACCGCTGGCTGAGTATCCGGTTGAGTGGTTTCGTCTGCTGATACTGCACCAGCTCCAATCAATAGAGCGGTAGCAAGTGCTAGCGTGCCGCAAAGACCGTAGGCTTTAGATACAGTGAATCCTGGTTTTGCAATTTGTTGTGTAAACATGGTATAATCTCCTTGGTATAATTTTCTTGCACAGGCCCTTACCTGTGCTTTTTTTAGTGCTCTCAACGTGCACCCATCGCCCCACCGTGTCATGTTTTCAATGTTTTATTAGACTTTTTGGGGAAGATTAGGAAAAAAGTAATTTAGTAAAGTTTTTTGGGGAAAAATTATGGGTATAAGTTACACTCCACGATGAGGCCGTGGCTGCACGCTGAAAGATTGACGTTAGTTTGTGTATTTGTTTTTGAGCCGCTCGCTCTTTTCCTCTGGTGTTTCCACCCATTCAAAGAATGGCTCTTGCTGTTTGGGTTTCTTTTTGTTTAGCAATTTCTTTAGTAGCTTCATGAGTTACCCCACTAGTCTGTCTTCTGGTAGCCCATGATCTAGGTTGTAACGTCTAGCCTTAGCTGTGTAAGATTCCCATTGTGGTACTACGTAAGTTTCAGTTTCTTGTTTTTTGTTTGACCAAATCCAATTGATAAGTTTTTTCATGTTTTTTTACCTCTCTTATTCTTCTAACTATGATTACTGTATTGTTATCTATTAGTAATTATTTCTAGTTAGTGCCGGTAGGCTCTATATTGTTGTAAGTTAGTATTTGTTATATAGTTAGTATTTATTAGTGCCCAATTTTACACATCGCAATTTTACACATCGCAATTTTACACATCGCAATTTTACACATTGCAATTTTTGGGAACTGTAAAATTTACGTTGTGCTATCTGTGGATAACTCTTTTTCAAGATGTCCCATCAGATACTCTAGGTAGTTGTCTGTTATAGGAACATCTGAGAAAAATCTGTGTACCTCACTCCCTTTTCCTCTACCTAAGCTACGCTTAATCACTCTCATATATCCTGCTTCTTCTAAGATTTTGAAATGGCTATCAACGGTAGTGCGGCTTATGCCTAGCCGTCTTGCGATTTCATCAGGATATACAACCCAATCGGGCTTATTGGTCAAGATGACCGTTAAAATGCCTATTGTTGCTGGTTTCAACCGTTTGTCTTGAGTAAAAGCGTTATTGATAGATGTGTAATTTTCGTTTGCGTTCCTGATTATGTATTGCATACCTCATAGTCAAGCCCCTTTCCGTAGTTTTTCTTTGCGAAAACCTCTGATGATGTCATAGTAAGCGTGGCCGCTTGGAATGACATATTTAGTTAGATCATCAACTCTGGAACCGTCTGCCATAATGTTGATTATGGTGGGTTCCCATTTTTTTCGTTTCATTACACATACCTCCACTTGTAGCCTTTTGTTTGTGTTTTTCTTCCTTTTAGGACATCTACAATATTTGATTGTGATATCCCAGTGTTTTCTGAAGCCAACTTGATACCTTCATATACTTTTATTGGGCAACCATCTAAAGAAAGCTGCTCAACTGGTTTATATCGACCAATAGAAGATTTCACTGTCCTATTACCGTGATTGCAATTTTCTTTGTCTGTTGCCCATTCAAGATTTGTGATAGTATTATTCAGTTTATTTTCGTCAATATGATTAACGGTTCTTTTATTTTCAGGGTTTGGGATAAAAGCCTCAGCGGCTAACCTGTGAACTCTTATTGTTGAATGCCTTCCGGATTTACAAAGCCCTACCATCAGATATCCTTCTGATAAGCTTGGTTGTAAAATTTGTCCTTTAACAAATCTCAAACTCTTCTTCTTGCCTTTAACCATTCTGTCAACCGAACGAACACGACCTAAATTTGACACTTGATAATAACCATCATAACCTGTAATGTCTTTCCAAACTTCTTGCATTTTGATATAATTACCTTGATTTCAATATCTTAGGGTCTGACTCTGGCAGGGGTCAGCCTTTTTTGTTGCCTTGACGACACTAGAGAACTAGCGAGGTCTTTGAATTTACTAATTTTTAGGAGTTTTTATAAATCAAATCAAATCGTCTAATGGTATTGCTTACGTTTCAACTGAATCGTTGCCCCGCTAGCTCACTGGTGCCGCCAAGGTGACATCCTCAATCTTCTTGTTCGATAATTGGCAGGATGTCGATAGCTTTCAATTTGTCGTATATAAAACGTCTTCCAAGTTGTGTCCAGACCGTCGTCATGTTGCTGTGGGGTTTCCCGTCCTTACCAACGTAGTCGAATGTTCGGCTTGAGATGTAGCCTTTACCAATATATTTCGCATATAGTACCCACTGACCATTGACAATGCGTTGGATTCGCTCTTGCTTTAGTAGCTGGTTCATCTTGCGTGCTGACATCCCATAATCTTGAGCAATTTGGGTGATAGTCAAGCCGTCCTTGGTTTGTAAAATCAAGTCTAGGTAATCGGCGTTTTTAGTCGCTTCTTCCAACTCAATCAAGAGGTTTTCGTTTTCGTTTTCCAAGAGCTTGATTTTCTTATCAGCCATGAGCAATGCTCTTGCCATGATTTTTTCTGGACTATTGAAGTCCTTTTCTACTTGGATGAAGTAAGTTCGGACTTCCTTGCCTTTATCTGTTCGCTGAATCATTGCGATTTCTTTCGCCATGTCTAGCTTGATGATGTGATCTTGCCTTGGTCGTCCTCCGGTACTTTTGCTCAAAAATGAGCTAAAGTCTTCACCCTCTGTAAAACCATATTCAGTCATACGTGGGAACCAATCTTTATAAGCTGTTTTAACGCCTAGAGCTTTATGCAACTGTCTTCCAGAAACAACCGGCTCGTGATTCTCGTTCAGTGTTACGCTGATCAATTCGTTCATTCGTATCTCTCCTTTCTAATCTATACGAAATTTCGTATATTTAGGTTAAAAAAATTTAGGCTTCAGCACGTTCACTGAACAGATATTCTAATTCATATTCTGGGAAGAATGCTTTCTTGATAGCTACCGTCTCGCCAAATTTGAAATCAGATACACCATCAATTTTGCTACGAACCGTGCGGGAATCAACACCTAGCAGGTCGGCGATGTCTACTAATGCGACACCTTTATTCTTACGAATTTCTTCGATGTTTTTCATTTGTGTCCTCCTTCCTTAAGCTTGATTTAAGTATATACTAATTTTCGTACACTGTCAACAGAAAAATACGATTTTTTTTACTTTTTTTATTTACCCACTCAATTTTCTGTGGTAATATATAGGAAGAAAGAGAAATGAGGGTTACAAAAAAATGCAGGCTGAGGAAAGAATTAAGGAACTGATTATAGCTAAATACGGGAATGTAAGAGCTTTTGCAACAGAAAGTGGCATCTCTTATACTACTGTTCGCTCTATTTTAGAACGTGGTATCATGAACGCAAAAGCTGAAAACGTCTTTAAAATCTGTCACTTGTTGGGAATTTCACCGGACACACTCGCTGAATGGGGTGTTACGGACGAACCACAACCAACCAATGCCCACGATATCGATAACATCATCGCAAACGCTATGATGTTTGATGGTAAACCTCTCACCGAGAGCGACAAACGTGCCATTCGTGGCATAATTGCGGGATATATGAGCAGCAAGGAAAAGTGAGGTGCTATGACTGAAAACGAATTGCTTGAGCAGTTCGACGTGTCTCTTTGTGAGTTCGACTCTAGCCAATGGCCACGAGATGGGTTCCTAGACCCTGTTAACCGTGTGATTTACATCAATAGGGATTTACCAATCGAAATACGTTTAAAGGTCCTACTGCATGAGTTAGGGCACTTAGAGCACGATCCTAAACACTATGAGCGTCTACGGGAGAAGTTTGAAGCTCAAGCAAATAGGACTATGATCCATGAATTGTTGAAAAATGAAAATCTTGACGACTTCAATTACTTACACTTCATGGAAAAATATAATCTCACCACGATTTGTGATGAGACTTTTGTAAAAAATGAATATCTAAAACTAAAGGAAATTTAAAAAATATGTGCAATCACTGAACCACATTAAAAGCTGGGAGGAAATTTTATGAAAAAATTATTGTCTGTAGGCTTAATAAGCCTTTCCATTGTAAGTCTTGCTGCTTGTTCTCAAGCCAAAAGCACGTCTTCTCAAACTAGCTCGACGTCAAAGGCTAAAACTGAGCAGTCAAGTGAGAGCAAAGTCCCTAAGGAGTACAAAACAGCTGTAACTAAAGCTAAGCAGTACGCTAGTACCGTCTATATGTCTAAAGAGGGATTGCGTGCTCAACTAGTAAGTTTTGATAAATACTCTCAAGAGGCCGCTGACTATGCTGTAGAGAATTCTGGTATTGATTACAACAAACAAGCTGTTGAAAAAGCGAAACAATATCAAGATACTGTGGCTATGTCTCCAGACGCAATACGTGATCAATTGGTAAATTTCGACAAATTTACACAAGAAGAAGCTGACTACGCTGTCCAAAATCTGAAATAAAACAAAAAAGCCCTACACTCACCGTCGCCAAACTTAGAGTGTAGAGCAAGCATCACAGAAAAAACAAGCTAGATAACCAGTTAAAACATAATCGAGGTTATGCGTTCTTTTTTCTGTACCCATTTTATCAGAATTGAGGTACAAACACAATGGCAATGCACAAAGTAGCTATCTATGTCCGAGTGTCAACCACATCGCAAGTTGACGAGGGTTATTCTATCGACGAGCAGAAAGCAAAGCTAACAAGCTACTGCGATATTAAAGACTGGAATATTTACGAGATATACACTGACGGTGGTTTTTCTGGGTCTAACACGGAACGCCCTGCACTAGAGCAGCTAATAAGAGACGCAAAGAGAAAGTTGTTTGACACGGTTCTAGTGTATAAGCTAGACCGATTAAGCCGTAGTCAGAAAGATACACTCTATCTGATTGAAGATGTATTTCTGGAAAACGATATAGAATTTGTCAGCTTGCTCGAAAACTTCGACACCTCAACGCCATTCGGAAAAGCAATGATTGGATTATTGAGCGTGTTTGCTCAGCTTGAAAGAGAACAAATCAAAGAACGGATGCAGCTAGGCAAGCTAGGACGGGCTAAATCTGGCAAGTCTATGCAGTGGGCCAAGACTTCATTTGGCTATGATTATATCAAAGAAACTGGCACGCTCTCAGTCAATCCATATCAAGCCCTAATCGTCCAAAAAATGTTCAAATGGTATTTGTCGGGTATGTCGATAACCAAGCTCAGAGACACCCTCAACGAGCAATACGGACAAGATAAAGAGTGGAACTATAGGACAGTTAGGGTTATCCTCTCGAATCCGGTCTATTGCGGATATAATCAATTTAAGGGGCAGATATTCCCTGGCACCCATGAGCCTATTATATCCGAGGAAGATTTTAACAAGACGCAAGAGGAAATTAAAACAAGGCAAAGGACAGCCGCCCAGCGTTTCAATCCAAGACCGTTTCAAGCTAAATACATGCTTTCTGGTATAGCTCAATGTGGCTACTGTTCAGCCCCTCTTGCTATTAAGTTAGGCATGAAACGGAAAGACGGCACTCGCTTAGTCAAATACGAGTGTAAGCAGCGCCACCCTCGAAAAACCGAAGGCGTGACTGTCTATAACAACAACGAGAGATGCGACTCTGGTTTTTATTTCAAAGACGATATCGAGCACTTCGTCTTAACCGAAATCAGCAAGTTGCAAACCGATTCACACTATATCGACAAGCTATTTTCAAACTCTGACAAAGAGACTATAGACCGTGATAGCTACCAGAAACAGATTGATAATCTGACCGCTAAAATTAGCAGACTTAATGATCTATACATTGACGATAGAATTTCACTAGAAGAATTACAGAAACGGTCAAGCGACTTCATGGCAGAGAGGTCTGCGCTCGAAAAAGAGTTGGACGCTGACAGCTCTATTAAAGCTGTAGAGCGAAAGAAAGACATTAGACGGGTACTTGACACCAAGGATGTATTCACGCTTGACTACGAGCAACAGAAAGCCATAGCACGCGCCTTGATAAGCAAGGTTCGAGTGACTAGTGAAACCATCGTTATTTTATGGAAATTATAG